GATCATGCCGGAAGGCCCGGAACGCATCAAGCTGGAAGAATGCATTTTAAAATATTTTGAGTGGCAACAGGAAAACGTATGAAATGCACGCCGCCTTGCGCTGGATGTTGTGGACAGGGCCGCGGCCTTGATGGCGGCGCGTGCGGGGAATGTGGCGGAACGGGACTGTGCGCAAAATGAACACAAGCAGCAACATAAAACTGGTGAACAGGTTTGATTTGGATGATCTGCGCCGGGCCGTGCAGTTGAATGTGCCGGTGGAACCGCAAACAGACAAGATTTTTGTAAGCGCCGCCATTCTGAAATATATGAAGGAACAATGCGAATATCAGGTAAGCAAGCCGGTGGAAAATGTTAACAGGTTTGCCGGGATCAGGGTTATTGAAAGCGCGTGGATGCCGCCCGATATGTACGCGCTGGCGGATAAAGATGGAAATATCCTTGCCGCTGGAAGGGTGCAAAAAATATGAACGCATTAACCCCAAAACAGCAGGCCAATATCGTGAACGGCACGGATCTTTATAGCAGGCTTAATGAACTGCCGCTGGAAAGCCTATTTGAAGAAGCAATCACATACGGCAGAATCCATTTGTTTCAGGCCGGTGATAGTACGTTTTCTTTTACAATCGAATTTGAAACGGTGCCGGGCGTCAAGCTGGAAGCTAAAAGCGGTTTTAACCATAAAACAATTAAATCTGCCGTGATCAAGGCGATTGATCAGGCAAAAACCATCAGGGCGCAATTCAAATGAAACCGGATCTTTCAACACCAATAATCCTGATGGACCGCATAGGCTGGGTTCCGCATCTGATTGCGGATAAAACAGTCACATGGGGCCACAGGTTTGATGAAGGCATAGGCTACAGGGTATTTCTGAAATATGCGGACAGCGAAAACATAAACGCCTTTCCCACGGCGCTGGCGCGGCTCATCGCGGACCAGATCAAGCGCCTTCCCGGCGATACATACAAGGCGCTGGCGAAGTGATCGTTTCCGAGGCTCGCAGCATGGTGGCCCATTTTGATAACAGCAAAGGCACCGGGGAACCTCTTAGCGGTATGCGCCGTGGCAACCTCATTAAAGGCCGTGAAACCTCATGGCGTACCGATCAGGTACAAAAGGGTTTTAAGGTAAAAGTAGGTGTGCGCGCCAGCCGTGAGCGCTACGTGAACTACAAGCGGTTTACCGATGGCGTGGAAACCCACACCGAGCAGGTGGTATTTGGTAGCAAGCCTTACCAGTTAATGGTTATTCAACAGGCCAACGCAGCTGGCGCAATCTATGACCATGCCGGGCGACATACTGACAGCACGTTTATTACCAACCTAAACAAAGAGGTAGGCGGTCAGCCTCGAGCCATTGACCTGGCCGTAGAGAATAACCGCGACACCGTTGAAGCCAAAGTAGAATTAGTAATTAAAGACGTCGAGCAACGCACCAACAGAAAATTGGCTATACACCATGGCAATTAACATACCGATTTTTAGCACCCTTGACGGTTCAGGGTTTACTAAAGCCATAGCCCAATTAAAGAAACTTGAAACTAATTCCGAGCGCGCCGGGTTTATTGCAGGTAAAGCATTTCTGCCAGCGGTTGCCGCCATGGGTGCGCTTACAGCTGCCGCAGGGTACAGCATTAAAGCCGCCGTGCAAGACAGCGCCGCACAAGCCAAATTAGCAACAACATTACGCAACGTGGTTGGTGCCACCACCGCACAAGTAGACGCTACCGAAAAATCCATTACCGCCATGTCCATGGCAACGGGCGTGGCTGACGATGAGTTAAGGCCCGCGTATTCCTCACTCGTTTTAGGCACAAAAGATTTAGCGCAAGCCGAAACCGCTTTACAACTGGCTATGGATATTTCAGCCGGCACAGGCAAAGACCTTGCAAGTGTTAGCGACGCGTTGGCTAAAGCGTATGGCGGAAACTATAAAGCGCTTAAACAGTTAAGCCCCGAAATGTACACAATGATTAAAGACGGCGCCAGCCTTGATGCCGTTATGGCTACATTGTCCAAAACATTTGCAGGGCAAGCCGCAGTTGCAGCGAACACCACCGAAGGCAAATTTAAGCGTTTAAACGTGGCATTAAGTGAGGCTGCCGAAGCAATCGGTATGGCTATTTTGCCAGCGGTCGAAGCGGTCCTGCCTTACCTCATTAGTTTTGGTAATTGGGCGGGCGATCATGTAGGCACGCTTATGGCTGTAGGTACGGCCATTGCCGCTATTGCTACCGCGCTTATTGGTTTTAAGGCCGCGCAAGTTATTGCTAACGCTGTAACGGTGGTAACCACCGCGCTTAACTGGTCTTTGGCTGCCTCTGCCGCAGCTGCAAACACCGCGCTAACTATTGGCGTTGGTGCTGCCGCTATTGCTGCCGGGCTTGTAGTTGCAGCGGGCGCGTTTCTAGCGTTTAAGCAAGCAACCAAAACAACGGTAGAAACCGTAAAACCTTTTGGCCCGCAGTTAAGCGAAATAAATAAAGGCCTTGGACCGTTGCCAGCAAAACTAGGTGGCGTAGGTTCAGCGGCTAAGAGCATGGCTGATCGAATTAAAGAAGCCAGCGACGCTTTAAAAAAGTATTTGGAAGCCGCGCTCGAGGACGCCAAAACACAATTAGTAGACGCACAAACCGCGTTTGCTGATTTTGCTACAGAAGTAAGCGACAGCATTAAAGACGCGTTTAGTTTTGCTGACGCTAAAACCGCTGGCGATGAAACAGGAGGCGGGTTTCTACAAGGTTTGCGCGACCAGGTATCGGGAATAGTTAAATACGGCAACGACGTTAAAACCTTGCTTGAAATGGGTTTAAGCCAACAATCGTTACAGGCCGTGTTAGACGCTGGCGGGGAAAGCGGCGCCGCTATTGCTGCCGAACTAATCGCTGGCGGTGCTAACGCCATTGCCGAAACTAATGATCTTGTTATGGCAGCCGATAACGCAGCCGCAACGATTGGCCAACAGGCTGCCGCGCAATGGTTCCAAGCCGGTGTAGATAACGCGCAAGCATATTTAAAGGGTGTCGAAGCCGCATTTGATTTAGCGCAAAAACGCTTAAAGGCTAAAGGGCTAAAACTGGCTGACATTAAAGGCATTAGCGCGGGTTTCAGCGATGCCATTACACGCACTACGGTGCAATCAGTTATACCAATGTCGAGCCAATCAGCGGGGCCAGGTGGTGCAGCTGGTACTGGCCCTGTAACTATTAACTTGTCTACCCTTGTACCTAACGCCACGGCGGGCGAAGCAATCGTAAACGCTATACGCGCATATAACAGGGCTGCAGGCCCGGCAAACATTGCGGTGGCGTAATGGCTACGGCGGTAGTTGCTAGCGGTAATTATGAATTGTTTATTGACACGGGTTTTAAACTTGACGGGTTTAGATTAGATGACCCTGTAAAAGGCATTTTGGCGGGTTATGCCACAACTACTACCCGTACCAATTATGTGGCTAACCCCAACTTTGAAACGAACGCAACGGGTTGGACGGCTGCAGCAGTAACCCTTACTCGAATTACAACCGCTTCATATCTTGGCACCGCTTGCCTGCAAATGAGTTTACCAACTGCCGGCGACCCGAACGCTAGAACGGCTTACGACCCAAACACAAGCATTGGCGCGGGTATAACCCTTACCGCTAGTTGCTATGTGTACAACTTTGCTGGTAACAACCGCGGGCACAGAATGGATATTCGTTGTTTTAATAGCGGCGGTTCTGTAATACAAACTTTTACTGGAACAGCGGTCACGGTCAATGTTGGTGCAGGGTGGACCCGTATATCTGTAACAGGAACAACGCCAGCCTTGACCGCCAGCGTTGACGCAGTAATTTTTTGCCAAACAACCAACACCTCGTTATCCAATGTCACCTATGTTGACGCCATTATGGTTGAGGAAGCATCGTCAGCGCTTGCTTATTTTGACGGAACCTACGCAGATACCTACACGGGTTACACGTTGCTTTCCCAGCAATGGAACGGAACCGCCGACGCTTCAACCAGTACCGCTACATGGGGATTAAATCCTTATTACGGTGGCATTTACGTATTAGACGGAACCACCGACTTTGCCCCAATGATGCAATACAGCAAAAACATCAGCATTAACCGCGGACGCAAAGACATAGGCGACCAATTCAGCGCCGGCACCATGACGTTTACCCTGGACGATACGCTTGCTGGCGGGATATTAAACCCGCTGTACACGTCTAGCCCGTTCGTAGACCCCGACAGCCTCTTTTCTCTTGCGCCGTTACGTCGAGTTTCAATGGGCCGCTACGACAGCACTAACACCTATATTGAGTTATTTTCCGGACAGATCGTCAATTATGACTACAGTTACGAATTAGGCGGTAACGACACAGTAACGGTGTATTGCGCCGATGATTTCTATTTATTGGCACAAACCGTTATGGGTGAATTTAACGTAACCGAGGAATTAAGCAGCGCCCGTTTATCTGCCGTACTTGACCTGCCCGAGGTTGCCTACCCGGCGCTAACCCGAAACATAAACACCGGCACACAAACCCTAGGTGGCGCTGCCTCGTACACCGTAGACAATGGCACCAACGTAAAGGCTTACATAGACCAAATACAAGCCGCCGAGCAAGGCCGTGTTTTTATGTCTAGGGACGGCATCATAAATTTTGACCCGCGACTAGGTAACACCCTTAACGCTAGTGTTGCCGATTTCAACGATGACGGCACCGAAATCCCGTATAACAATTTAAACATCGCCTATAACGCAGATCAGATCGTGAACCGTGCCAGCGTGCAACATTTAGGCGCAACCTCGCCCGAGGTCGCAGACGATCTAGCCAGCCAAGCAAAGTACCTGATACAAACAATAAGCATTACCGACAGCCTTTTACATAACGACACCGCAGCTGCAGACTTGGCTACCTACCTTTTGGTTGGTGAACCCAGCCCAACCTTTACCGGGGTGCAAACTGATTACCTCATGCTTACTACCGCGCAACGTGAAGCCCTGGCGCTGGTAGATATTGGGGACACTATTTCGATTACCAACACCATTGCTGGCGGGCCTGTAGCCCAAAACTTGAGCGTTGAAGGCATCGAACACCGCCTAGATTTTGTGACCGGGCATCGGGTTACCTACTACACGGCAGGCACCGTAGTGGTTTACCAGTTGGTTTTAGATGACGCACTATATGGCACACTCGACGACGATAACGCATTAGGCTAGAGGCACTATGGCACTACAAACCTTTACCGCTGGCCAAATTCTTACCGCAGCGCAAGTAAACGCATTACAAGCCAACGATTACAACCAAACGGTTTCAAATAAGACCGCCAGTTATGTGCTAGTTGCAGCTGATAAGGGCACTCGCGTAGTAATGAGCAGCGCGACGGACACCACAATTACGGTAAACACATCGCTATTTACTGCCGGTGACACACTTTTTATACAAAACATTGGGGCGGGCCTATGCACCGTTACAGCCGGCACCGCAACGGTAACTAGCGCAGGTTCCCTAGCCTTACCCCAATGGGCAGGTGGCACCCTTTATTTCACTAGCGCTGGCGCCGCAATTTTTTACCCTGCCGGCATTGCTCAAAACATAGCGATTTTCAACGAAACCCAAGCAAATGGTACGCAGGGCGGTGCAAGCGTTGCAACGACATTTACAAAGCGCACATTAAATACCACCGTTAGTAACAACATCGGCGCGAGCATTGCCTCAAGCGTTATTACGCTTACCGCTGGTACTTACAGGGTGTTTTGTATGTCACCGTTTTACAACGTAACTGGCGTAGCATCATCGTGTGCTCCCCCGAACGACAATAAATTAATAAGTGCTTGGTTTGGTCGTCCCTTAAACACGCTATCATTCCGTATAGACATCAACGCATAATAACCACCAGTTGATACTGCTGTACTTACGTCCTCATAAGACATACGTGGACCTGTAAACACAATCTGTCCCTCTACAAAGCCAGCAAAAGAACCAACAGCTACGGATACATTAGTTGTACTTCCTGCTGAATATGCTGTTTGTGTGAAGGGCATTGATGGTTGTCTAGAGTGTGGTACTGTAAGACTATTAGGAAATGTGAATGTGTGAGCACGTGTCCATGTTGCGTTGTTATCTCCGCTGAACGTACGAACCTTCATGTCTACACTACCAAACCCTAAATACTGCATATCAACTTGATAAATATTACCAAATTGAGGGTTGAGGTTATATCCACTAGAACCTGTACCGTCTAGCTTATCACCATTCCAGTTAGCTTGTTCAACTCTTCTTGTTGTATTATCTACTGATCCACCAACATAAGTTCTTAAAACAAATGCTTTAGTTCCTGGAGATGCTCCAGTTAATTCAAAATAAAGTCCATTTTGAGTTCCAAAATAACCAACACGTTGTCTTAAATTTGCTTTAGGAGTATTCATTACAAATGTCATAAGAGCAAGTAAACCTTTACCAGGTTGATAAAGCATTGATCTATAAGATTGCCTAACGACTTCAGCACCAGATGCAGTTGTTACATCTAATCTAACAGATGATTCATTTGGTAAATAGGTAGTAGATCCACCTGTAACAGTTGCTGTGTCAAATTGATTATCTATTGCATATCTATTTTGAGAATCAAATAATGAATAAGGTGAAGCTACTCTTAATCTCCCAAATGCATCTACATTAGTTCCATTAATACTTACTGGTTGTGTGGTAACATTTATATTTTCGCAACTCATTAGCAACCAAACCTTAAGT